TCAGCCGCCTCGCACGATGATCCGGCGGGCCTGGAAGGGCGGGATGATGGCGGTGATGTGGGCCGCCCAGCGCAGGCGGGCGTCGTGTCGCGTGGGGCCGGCGACGCTCTCGAGGTCGTAGCGTCCCGGCGAGCTGCCCCGCAGCAGCCGCTTGACCAGCACCTCGTCGCTCTCGGTTTCAACCACCACGACGTGGCCCAACATGTCCGGCGTAGGCGGGGTGCGCTGGTCCTCGAAATAGATCAGGGCGCCGTCGTCCGCCAGGCCGCGCATGGAGTGGCCGGCCACCTGCAAGGCGACGGCGCTGTCCGTGCCGCCGGGAGGAATCGGAGCTAAATCATCGCCTTCCTGGCCGGTGGCGAACAGCACGATCCCCTCCGGATTGGCGCCGACCTTGCCGATGATCCGGACCAGGCCGTCCCCGCCGCCGCGCATCGGATCCTGGGCGTCATAGAGCCATTCCGGCCGGACGCGGAAGGCCTGGGCGTACTCCTTGGCGCGCCGATAGGAGAAGCTGGCGTTGCCGTTCTCGTTCGAGGCGTAGGTGTTGCGGTTCCAGCCATGGGCCTCGGCGGCCGCGGCGGCGGTCTCGTGTCCGGCTTCGATGCGCGCATGGCGCAGACGTTGGGCGCGATCTTCCATGGGCAAAACCTACACGAGCAATAATGTATAGAAAATACATTTTCGGCTTGATGTTCTTAATTTGTTCCGTAGCATTTTCAGCATGAGAAACGATGTCCTGCCCCGGCCGGCTGATGGCCAAGACTATGCGGCCCTACGACAAACGGGGACGTCCCCCGCCCGGGCCAAGCTGCAACTGCGATTAGCGCAGACCGACGCTGAGCGGATGGAGCGCCTGTTCCGGGCGCGAGCCGCCCGTGGCGTGGGCGACAGCCAGTCGCCCAAGTTCGCCCGCCACGAGGCGCATGTCGCCGCGGTGATGGCGCAGGGCGGGTTCTGGGCCTTTTCGGAGCGCCGGATCGGCAAGGACCTGTCGGTGATCTGCCTTCCCCTCGTGGGACCTGAAGGAGAACGGTGATGGGAATGAACCTTGATGATGCGGCGCGGGCCGCCGTGCTGGTCTCCGACGCCATGCGGGCGCGGCCGCCGGAGCGGCGCGGGCTGTTCTTGCGCAATGTGATCGTACATGCAGCGGCGGGCCTGGCCCTGACCGAAGGCGACGAGGCCGCCGCCCAGGCTGTGCAGCGGGTGGCGACGGCCGTGCGCGATCGGGGCCGAGCGGGCGCTTCCATCAGTGATGCAGAGGCCGGGCGATGAGCCGGACAGCGATGCTGGCGCGCCTGGAGCGGGATCGGCTGCGCGCGGCCGAGGCGCGGGGCCGGGCGAGGGCGGAGGCCCTGGCGGTGTCAGAGGGCGTCAGCGAGACCTTGAGCCTGTCGGAATCGCGCGGGGCGGCGTTTGAGACGCCTGTCAGCGGGGCTCGTGCGCGACCGGTGCGTCGGCTGACCGGGCTGGAGTGGCTGGTTCGGCGGGGGCGGCTGAATCCCCTGCAGCAGAAGGTGGGGGAGCGCTATGGGCTGCTCTATCGACGCGCGACGGCGGCCGGCAAGATCGGCTCGTCCCTCAATCTGGACGAGGGCGGACCGGGCCTGTCGATGACCGCCGTGGTCGGGCAGGCCGAGGCCCGGGCCGTGGCCATGGCCAAGTTGGCGGAGCTGCGCCGGCGGCTGTCAGGCCATTCCGGCCTGATCGGCGCGTGCGACCGGATCTGCGGCGAGGAGCTGACCCCGCGCGAGGCGGCGGGCGGCGACCGGGATGCGGTCCGGCTAGAGGCCGTGCTGGAGGTGGCGCTGGACTTGCTCGATGGCGCCGAGAGTTCTGTGTTTGTTCTTGACGGGCGCGCGGGTTTAAGGTAGGCTTTGGTCATCGGTGGTTCCTGCGCCTGGCGCGGAACCGGACCCGGTGGCTCCCCGCCGTGGATGCGGGGTCTTCTCGATCTGCTGTCTGATAGCCGCTCTCCCGGACGCTCCATAGCGCCCAGGATTGAAGGCTGCGCCCTTGCGCCTGCCTCTCCCCCCTCCGCCGGGCGGACGCATGGCGCGCCAACAGCATCGGCGCCGGGTCAGCCGAGCGCCTCCGCGTCAGAGCCAGCTTTTCGCCTGCAGAGGCGGGGCGGCCGGCGCGGGGGCGCACCCCTTTGAAAGATCAGCGAGGTGGCGATGAGTGCGGAGGAACCTCCCATGGGGGCTGCTGGCCTGCGGCGCGGCGCCCAGCAGCTGACGCGGCTGGCGCTGGAAACGCTGGGCGGCCTGATGCGGGAGGGCAAGAGCGAGACCGCGAAGTTGGCGGCCGCGCGGGAGGTGCTGGACCGGGGGCACGGCAAGGCCCGTGCGATCCCGGACAGTGATGACGACGGCGACCCCGAGGTGGTGATCAAGCGGTTCTGCGATCCGCAGACCGGCGCCCTGATCGAGGAGGGTTGAAGGGCGCGATGGTTCTGGAGATTCCGACCCACTGGCGACCCAGGTCCTATCAGGCGCCGCTATGGAGCTATCTGGAGGCCGGCGGCTTGCGGGCTGACGTGGCTGCGCATCGGCGCTGGGGCAAGGACGACGTCGCCCTGAACTGGGCGGCTGTGGCCGCGCGCCAGCGGGTCGGCGTCTATTGGCACCTGCTGCCCGAGGCCTCCCAGGGGCGCAAGGCGATCTGGGATGCAGTGAATCCGCACACCGGCCTGCGCCGCATCGACGAGGCGTTTCCCCGGCGGCTGCGTCGCCGGACGCGCAGCCAGGACATGGCTATCGAGTTTCGCAACGGATCGATCTGGCAGGTGGCCGGATCCGACAACTATGACAGCCTGGTCGGGTCTCCGCCGGTCGGCGTGGTGTTCTCCGAATGGGCGCTGGCCAAGCCCGAGGCCTGGACCTATCTGCGGCCGATCCTGGCGGAGAACGGCGGATGGGCGCTGTTCCTGTGGACGCCGCGGGGCCGCAACCACGCGACGCGGGCCTTTGAGGCCCGGGCGAGTGATCCCGAATGGCTGACCCTGAGGTCGCCGGCGACGCAGACGGATGTCTTCACCGCCGACCAGCTGGCGCGGGAGCGCGCCCAGCTGGTGGCTGAGGCCGGGTCGGAGGAGGAGGGCGGGGCGCGGTTCGCCACCGAGTACCTGGTTGATTTCGACGCGGCGGCGCCGGGCGCCTACTATGGCGCAGCCCTGCGTGAGGCGGACGCCGCCGGCCGGATCGGTCGGGTGCCTGTCGATCCCGGGCTGAAGGTCGACACGGCCTGGGACCTGGGCATCGATGACTATACGGCCATCTGGTTCTTCCAGCAGGCGGGCCGCGAGGTGCGGGCCATTGACTATTTCGAGGTCGGTGGTGAGGGGCTCCAGTCCATCGTCCGCCAGGCGATCACTGACAAACCCTATGTCTTCGGGACCCACTACCTGCCGCATGACGTGATGGTTCGGGAGTTGGGGGCCGGGGGCCGCTCGCGGCTCGACACCCTCCATGGCCTGGGCCTGACCCGGGTGCATGTGGGAACGGCGACGGACCCCGAGGAACGAGTCAACGCCACGCGGCAGCTGATCCCGATCACCTGGTTCGACGCCCAGCGCTGCGCCGGCGGTCTCGAGCGGTTGCGGGCCTATCGCAAGCGTTGGAACCGGACGACGCACAGCTATGCCGGGCCGCTGCATGATGCGGCGAGCCATGGCGCCGACGCGTTCGGGGAGTTCGCCCTGAACCGACTGGCGCCCGGCTTGGCGAGGCCGGTTGGCCGTGAGCCTGCGGGGCCGCAGGGATGGCTGAGCTGAAAGGACGCCGCCGTCTTGCGTGCGAGCCTCTGCAGTTGACACGGTCCGGTTGATCTGGCCACTGTTCTGTATGTGTTCCGGCGCCGCGTCGATGCGCCCCGGCCACCCAGATGGGAGATGGGATATTGGCGACTGGTCTGAAGCGTCGTCTCGCCCAGGGCGGTTTTGTGGTGATGTCGATTGCGGACGCCGTGCTGTTCGGCCTGCGCTACGACGGGTCACTGCTGCTGACGATGCTGTTCAATATCTACGGGCTCTACGCCAGCGTCGCCTACCCGGTGATCTACAAGTCCTTCTTTGTCGGCGCGGGGGTGATGCAGCTGCTTCTGGCTGTCCTGATGGCGTTGGATGATCCGCCGCGGCCAAGGGAGCAGGTGATCGCTTTCGCGGCGCTTTGCCTCTGCCACATGGTCATCATGCTGTTGCAGCCAAAGGCGGCGCCTGCAGCGCCGTCTGAACCGTCCGAGCCCCACTGAGCCCAAGGGCTCAAGCGACTTCTTCCAGCGCAACCCACCGGTCCAGCGACCGGCATGGTCGTGCGCGCCAATGACTCAGGGACAATCATGCCGAACACCCCGACGTCGCCCAGGCTTGGCCTGAGCGCTGAAGACCAGCTGCGCCTTGCCCGAGCCCCCAAGGTCTCATCGCATAAGACGCCGATCGATCCGAGTAAGACTGAAGTCTTCCAACGAGGGGCGGATGGCAAGCTGCACCCGATCCCAGGCTGGCGGACGACCGGGCCGTTCGACTTCGGGACCTGGGCGCACAACATCGACTGGATGGGCGTTGGTCGCGACCTGGCGAAGATCGGGCTGTCTTCCCTGGGGCCAGCGATCGCCGGCAGGGCCGTCGGGGCGACGGGCCTGGGTGTCGTGGGCGATGGCGCCTCGGCCGCAAAGGTTGTCGGGGCGGCGACGGGGGCGGCGGCGACCGGAAACGCCGCTGCCGATGAGCTTTCGCCCCGCAAGAAGCCGGCGAACTGGTGAGCCCGCGCCGCCGGCCTGTCACGCGATCCTCCTGGACCCTATTCCATGAATGATGACGTCTTGAAGGACGCCCGCGAGGCGTTCGAACTCGCCCGTGAACATGAGGCGGAGAACCGCCAGGAAGCCCTGGATGACCTGAGGTTCGCGCGACTTGGGGAACAGTGGCCTGAGGGCGTGCGGCGAGACCGCGAGTTGGACGGGCGGCCTTGTCTGACCATTAACCGGCTGCCCGCTTTCATCCGGCAGGTGGTGAATGACGCCCGCCAGAACAAGCCGGCCATTGTCTGCCATCCGGTCGATGGCGCGGCCGATCCCGAGACGGCCGAGATTTTCAACGGCCTGATCCGCAACATCGAGCAGTCCTCTGATGCGGAGGTCGCCTATGATACGGCGCTCGATTTCGCGGTCACAGGCGGGTTCGGCTATTTCCGGATCAACACCCGCTACGCCAGCGACGACGTGTTCGACCAGGACCTGGTGATCGAGCGGGTGGCCAATCCCTTCTCGATCTATGGCGACCCGCACTCGACGGCGGCGGACTCCAGCGACTGGAACACGGCCTTTGTGGTTGAAGCCCTTCCCAAGGCCGACTTCGCGCGCCGCTGGAAAGGCGCGGAAGCCGTGGACTGGACCGGCGACTATGGCGCCCTGAAGGGCCCCTGGCTTGAGGGCGACCAGGTGCTGGTGGCCGAATACTGGCGTCGGGATGCGGTGACGCGGACGATCCTGGCCCTGTCCGACGGGCAGGTGGTGGAGGAGGGCGTCTATCGAGCCCAGAAGGCGATGTTCGACGCGCTCGGCGTCAGGGTGGTGGGCCGCCCGCGCAGTTGCGTGTCCCACAAGGTCACCCAGCGGATCATGACCGGCGCCGAGGTGCTGGAGACGGTGGACTGGGCCGGGAAGTACATTCCCATTGTGCCAGTCTATGGCGAGGAGTTGCACGTCGACGGCAAGCGCCGGCTGCGGGGGCTGGTGCGCGACGCCAAGGATCCCCAGCGGATGTTCAACTACTGGCGCACGACGTCCACGGAGCTCGTGGCGCTCGCGCCCAAGTCTCCCTTCATCGGCCGCGTCGGCGCGTTTGAGACCGACGCCGCCAAGTGGGCGACAGCCAACACCCAGACCCACGCATATATCGAGTATGACGGCCCCGAGCCGCCTCAGCGCCAGGCCTTCGCCGGACCGCCCGCGGGCGCCCTGCAGGAGGCGCTGCACGCCAGCGACGACATGAAGGCGATCATGGGGCTCTATGAGGCGTCGCTGGGCGCGCGGTCGAACGAGACGTCCGGTCGGGCGATCATGGCCCGGCAGAGAGAAGGGGACACCTCGACCTTCCACTATATCGACAACCTGGCGCGGGCGATCCGCCACGCTGGCCGGATCCTCGTCGACCTGATCCCCAAGGTCTATTCGACCCCGCGGATGGTGCGGGTGCTTGGACCGACAGGCGAGGCTCGCCTGGCGGCGGTGAACCAGGGCGGACCGGCCCGATCGACCGAGGCCGCCGATCAGGTCCGCAAGTTTGAGAAGGTCTATGACCTGTCGGTGGGCAAGTACGATCTGACCGTTCGGTCGGGTCCGTCCTTCACCTCGCGGCGGGAGGAGGCGGCCACCCAGATGATCGAGTTGATCCGCGCCTATCCACCGGCGGCGCCGCTGATCGGGGACCTGCTGGCCAAGAACCTGGATTGGCCGGGTGCGGACGAGATCGCGGAGCGGCTGGGCGCCATGTTGCCGGACGCGATCAAGCAGACCGCCCCGGAGCTGGAGGCGGCCAAGGCCCAGATCGCCAAGCTGGCCCAGGCGCTGCAGGCCGCCGGAACCAAGCTGCAGGCCTTGGAGCAGGATCGGACGCATGAGGCGCGGCGTCTGGAGATCGCGGCGTTTGAGGCCCAGACCAAGCGAATGCAGGCGATGGGCGCCCAGGCGCGGGCGATGGCCGAGGATCAGACTTGAGCTGGCGACAGCCACGGTGGGGGCGGCCGCTCGTTGGCGTCTATATGTTCTTATTTTGTTCTTGACTGTCCGCCGTGTTTTTGCGATGATCTTGTCATCGGTCGGTGGTGCGCCTTCGGCTTGAGGGTGCTGACGTCGCGGCGCGATTGCGCCGGTTCTTGGCCCGACGCGGCGAGGCCGCTCGTGGGGCGGCTCACTTCTGAGGAAAGCATGGAAACTGAAGACCTGGCGGTCATGGACCCGCAGGGCGTCGGCGCGCCTATGGACGAGGACACCTGCGAGGTGGAGCACGAGGGGCAGGTCTACCGCGTCCCTGCTCCGCTCAAGGGCGCGTTCTTGATGAACGCCGACTACACCCGCAAGACGCAGGAACTGGCGGAACATCGCCGCGCCCTGGCGCAGGACCGGGCGCACCTGGAGGCGCGGTCCAGCTCCATGAAGGCGACGTTGGAGCTGCGCGCGGCCATGCATGCGGCCGACGAGCAGCTGGCGGCGTTCCATGACGTGGACTGGGACGCGTTCGCGGCGGAAGACCCGCAGGGCGCCCAGGCGCTATGGGCTCGCTTTCAGGCGCTTGCCCATGCGCGCGAGCGATACGAGTGGGCGATTAGCCACCATGAAGCCCAAGGTGCTCAGCTGGCGCAGCAGGAGCTGGCGGCCCAGATGGCCCAGACCGGCGAGATCCTCTCCCGCGAGATCGAGGGCTGGTCGCCGCAGGTCGCAGCCAAGCTGGTCGAGTACGCCGGCGCGTTCGGCGTGACCCTGGACGAACTGCGCGAGATCGCTGACCCGCGGCTGTGGAAGATCCTGCACCGCGCCCATCTCGGCGATGAGCTGGGTCGCCAGCGCAAGACGGCCCAAGGGGTCGAACAGGCGCAGGCCGTCCGTCCCGCAGTCTCTGTCTCCGGCGGCGCGGCGCCTACCGGCGCGGTCCGGGACGATCTCGGCACCGGCGAATGGATGCGACGTCGCAACGAGCAGACCCGCCGCGGCCGTTAGTCCGTCCCCGGTAGGGGCGCCCGACAAACCCGTTCCGGACCACCTCGCGCCCGCGAGAGTCCCCCCTGCATCACTTCGACCTCCCGATCTGGCTCGGCCAGGAGTTCGTGAGGCGTCCTCTTCGTCGCGCGTGACGCGCGCCTCTCCCAGGACATCAGGACACCCATGCCCAACACGCTTCTGTCTCCCACCGCAGTGACGCGCGAAGCCCTGCGCGTACTGCACCAAAAGCTCAACTTCGTCGGCTCGATCACCCGCGAGTATGACGAGACCTTCGCCAAGCAGGGCGCCAAGGTCGGCGACACCCTGAAGGTGCGTCTGCCCAACCAGTATGTGGTGCGCAGTGGCTCGACCCTGGCCGCCCAGGACACCACCGAGACCAGCGCTGACCTCAAGGTCCAGACCCAGAAGGGGGTCGACCTGAACTTCACCTCGGTGGACCTGACCATGACCCTGGACGACTTCAGCGACCGTGTGCTGGAGCCGGCGATGAGCGTCCTGGCCGCCACCATCGAGGCGGACGCCATGTCGATGTACAAGGAGGTCAACAACCAAGTGACCAACAACGGCGCCGCAGCCTCCTTCGCCAAGGTGCTGCAGGGTCGGAAAATCCTGGTCGACAACCTGGCGCCCCTGGCGGGCCGGACCTGCAATCTGAACACTCAGGACAATGTGGACCTGGTGGACGCCCTCAAGGGGCTGTTCAACGACAAGGACAACCTATCCCGGCAGTACCGCGAGGGCTTCATGGGGCGGACCGCCGGATTCGACTTCATGGAGAACACCCTGTGGCCCAGCCACACGCCGGGCACCAAGGCGGGGACACCGCTCGTGAACGGCGCCGGACAGTCCGGCGCGTCGCTGGTCACGGATGGCTGGACGGCGTCGACGGCGGCCTTGAAGAAGGGCGATATCTTCACCATCGCCAACGTGTTCCGCGTTCATCCCGAGACCAAGGCCTCGACGGGGATCCTGCAGCAGTTCGTGGTTGGGGCGGACGCCTCGGCGGACGGGAGCGGTAACATCACGGTTCCGATCAGCCCCTCGATCATCACCTCCGGCGCCCAGCAGACCGTGTCGGGCTCACCGGCGGACAACGCGGCGATCTCGGTGGCCGGCGCCGCGTCCACGGCGCATGGGATCAGCCTGGCCTATCACAAGAGCGCCTTCGCCTTCGCCACCGCCGACATGGTGATGCCGAGGGGCGTCGACTTCGCCGCCCGCGAGGTCTTTGACGGCATCTCGATGCGGATCGTTCGCCAGTACGACATCAACAACGACAAGTTCCCCTGCCGGCTGGACGTGCTCTACGGCTACAAGACCTTGCGTCCCCAACTCGCCTGTCGGCTGGCCAACAACTAGCGGGACTTCGGCTCGCAGCGGGGGGCGGCCAGGCCGCCCCCTTGTCGGTTCGCCAAGGGGTTCGAAATGGCCATCACCACCTATGCTCAACTGCAGAGCGCCGTAGCCGACTGGTTGGAGCGGCGGGATCTGACGGCGCGCATTCCAGATTTCATTAGTCTCGCCGAGGCCCGGTTCAACCGGGTCCTCAGATTGCGGCTCATGGAGGTCGAGACGTCCCTTGTCATGGCGTCGGGCGCCCGCAAGGTCAGTCTGCCAGCTGGCTTCAGAGAGCCTCTGGCGCTCTGGATCAACCAGCCCCGGGGGCGCCGCCGGCTGCGGTTCGTGGATCCGATTGTGCTGGAGGTGTCCACCTGTCCCGGATCTCCGGACGCTTGGACCGTGGATGGTGATCAACTCGCCTTCGACAGGCCTTGCGACCGCATGTGCGACGTGACCCTGCGCATGCTTGGCCGGCTGACGCTGTCGGACGCCACGCCCACCAATCCGCTTCTGGCGGACTATCCCGACCTGTATCTCTTCGGCGCCCTCGTCGAAGCCGCCCCTTACCTTCGCGACGCCGAAATGTTGGGCGTCTTCATGGGGCGTCTGGACGCCGCCCTGGCTGAGGTGCGCGCCAAGGAGGCGAGGGCGCGAAGCCTGTCCATCCTGAGCGTCGAACCCGAGCTTCAAAGCCTTGGCGCACTCGCTGGGGGCGTCTGAGGGTGGCGCTCGTTGTCGGACAGTCGCTGCCGGGGGCTCTAAAACCCCTGCTCGCCGAGATCATCGAAGCCTTGAACGGCCTGTCCGCGCCCCGCAGGCCCGTGCGGCTGTTCGCCTGTGGAAGCAATGACTTGCCACCGGCCGAAGAGCACCCGCGGTGCTTCCTGCTGATCTCCGACCTCAACATCCTCGCCCACTCCGATGGGACGCATTGGATCCGCCAAGACTCAGGAGCGCCAGTCTAGATGCCTTCCAACTACACACCTCGTCTGCGCCTCGAAATGCAGGCGGCCGGCGAGAACATCAACACCTGGGGCGAACCCAGGCTGAACAACGTGATCGCCCGTCTCGACTACGCGATCGCCGGACGAACCGTCCTCGCGCTTGGATCTGCGGCGACCTACGTGCTGGTGGCTTCGAACGGTGATGACGAGGCGCGGGGCGCCATCCTGGACATCACCTCCCTGACCACGCCCTGCGTGATCACTGTGCCGTCGTCACCGAAGCAATACCTCATTCGCAACCAGGGGAGCGCTCCGGCGACCTTCACCACGGGCGCGGGCCCGACCGTGGTTGTCTCGTCCGGCAGTGTCGTCGGGCTGTTCTGCGATGGCGCGGGGGTCTCGGAGCTTGGCTTCGGTGGCTATGGGCTGAAGGACTACGTCGACCGGGCTGTCCTGGGGGCGACCGGCAGTCTGCCAGCCACGCTCGGCAACGCGGGCAAGGTCCTGGGGTGTGACGGGGTCAGTTGGGGGCCTCGCACCCTGTCGATGTCCGACATCGCCGACATCGGCGCCTACACGGCGCAGCGAAATGCGTTCGCCCTGGTCTCGTCCCTGATCTTTTGAGGAACCGATATGCCCCTGACCCTCAATTCCGCAGTTCTACCGCAGGTCCCGATCTCGCGAACCGCGGTCTGCACGACCGCGGAGATCGCGTTTCAAGCGCCCACAAATGTCCAAGACCTGTTGACGGCGGCTGACAATCTGAATGGCGCGCGGTTCACCCGCCTCTATGCGATTGCGCGGGCGACAGTTGGCACAGCGATCAATGTTCAGCTCTATGAACGCAACGGCTCGACCTACACCCTGATCGACAGCGTAGTGCTCGGCGTCCAAACGCCAGGCGCTTCCGTCGCCAGCGCAAAGGCCGACTTCGGCTACACGGACGACTACCCCCTTGTCGTGCGCGCCGGCGTCGGCCTTGCGGTGGCGATCGGTCTTGCCGCGGCGAATGGCGTTGTGATCAAGGCCGATGGGGCCTTGTACTAGGATGCTGAAGCCAATTCGGGGGCAGAGCAAGGTGTTGGGCGGACGGCGCCGCGGCGCTGTAGCCGCCGTCATCGACAATGACGCAGCGCTTTACCTGTCTAAGATCGGCGGAACATCCAAGGCCTATGCGGCGGCGGTCAATCGGTTGTTCCTCCGACTGAAGGCAAGCGGCGTGTGGCCGTATGTTCGTTCGGGCTATCTGTTCGCGGCGCCGACTGCGGCGGGCGCCGTAAAGAACATCGTGCCAGGCGCCGGGGATGCGACGGTCACGGGCGTTCCTCATACCGCCAACAAGGGATTCAATGGGGTTCCGCCGGCTGGGGGCATGAGCTTCGCCAACACGGCCACGGGCTTCACCTATGTCGGCGGACACGGCTACGCCTTCGCCGGGCGGGGCGACCTAAGTCAGGCGGCGACAGAGTACAGTAGCTACGGAACTGGGATCCCCAACATCCTGATCTCGGGTGATCAGACTGTCTGTCAGGGACTGCGATATAGCACCCCGCAAGTGGCTTGGGGGGGACGCGGAAGTTGGCTGATCGGAGGCAATAGCGGGCCTCGGCGAATGATTGTTGGCGAAGGCTGCGCACCGGAAGTGCCGAGCTCGTCACCTGTATACGGGTACTTTCCGCGAGCAAATGGGGGGAACTATTCTGGGGGTGGCGGATTCGGGTTGGTAAACACTGACCTTCGCGTGTGGACATACTGGAACGCCACAGTTTTTCGACATTCGGTTTGGCTTTTCACTGACGCCACCAACGCCGCATTTCCGCTGAACGGAATGCAGGCCGTCGTCGATATCGTCTCAGACTTCTGCGATGACACAGGTTGCATCGACTAAGCTTCAGGGCTCGCTTGATGTCCAAGTTTCTTTTTTCAGTCCCGCCGGGGCTCGTCTCTGATGACACCAGCATGGCGGCCTCTGGGCGTTGGGCTGATGGTTCCAATGTCCGCTTCTGGAATGGCCTTCCGGAGGCTGTAGGCGGCTGGGAGAGCATAACGCCCGACCACCTTCTTGGGGTTTGTCGCGCGGTCATGCAGTGGACCGATAAGACAGGGCAGCTGAACATCGCTCTGGGCGCACACTCGGCGCTTCAGGTCTGGCGCGGCGGAAGCCTGTTTGACATCACACCGCTTCACGCGCTTCCGGGCCGAACCCTCGCCGCCAACCCGTTTGCGGTGACGCTCGGCAGCTCGACCGTTGAAGTCCACGCGCCCAACCATGGTCTCACTCTCGGGGAGGCCGTCGTCATCTCTGGGGCGACAGCGGTGGGCGGGCTGAGTGTCGGCGGTGGGGTGCAGGTCGCCACCGTCATCAACTCTGATCGCTTTGCCTTCGCCGCGCCCGGGGTGGCGACTGCGACAGCGGTTGGGGGAGGGGGCGGGGTGAACATCTTCCCGCAACGCGCTTTCCTGCCTGGTCAGATCGATGGGGCTGGGGGTGCAGGCTACGGGGCCGGCGCATACTCCACCGCCAGCTACTCGATCCCTTCAACGGCCGAGTACTTCCCGCGGACCTGGTCTCTCGGGGCTTGGGGTGAGAACCTCCTGGCTAGTCCTCGGGGCGGCGCGATCTATGCTTGGGCGAACAACACCGCGGCCAGGTCCGCGCCTCTCCTAAACGCCCCAGCGCGATCCACAGCGATGCTGGTCGCGCCGCAGGATCAGATCTTTGCGCTCGGCTGCGACGAAGAGGCGACCGGTGTGTTCAACCCGCTGTGTATTCGCCATTCCGGTGTCCGCGCCGACACAGAGTGGAGCACCGGGCCGGACACTACGGCACGGGAGTATGTCCTGCCCGGCGGCGGGCGGATCGTAAGCGGGCGCGTGCTGGGGACTTCACTGCTGGTCTGGACGTCCCATGCTCTCTTTCTGGGGACATTTGTTGGCGCGCTTGATCAGCCATGGCGCTTTGACCGGATCGGGGAGAATTGTGGACTGGTTGGCCCAAACGCCGCTGTTGTGGCTGGGCGCCAAGCGGTCTGGCTCGGGCCAGATCTACAATTCTACCGATACGACCTGGCGGGGGCGCCTGAACTCGTCGTCTGTCCCATTCGATCCGAGATGGTGGACAATTTCGCCCGAGGTCAGGGTGACAAGGTCGTCGCGTCGTCGAATTCGGCGTTCGGCGAAGTGCGGTTCGACTATCCGGACGCCCGGGATGGGCTGGAGAACAGTCGCTATCTTTGCTTGTCGCTGATTGATGGAACTTGGTCCCGAGGTGTCATGGCGCGGACCGCCATGACCGATGCTGGCCCTTCACCGTCTCCGGTGGGTGTCCATCCCAATGGATCGATCTACTGGCACGAGCGCGGCGAAAGTGCGGACGGCATGCCTTTGGCCTGGTTCGTGGAGACGGCCGACCGCTACCTCTCTGAGGACAGCACCTTGCTGGTCCGCGGTGTTTGGCCGGATTTCGACGAGCAGCGAGGCCCCGTGAGCATCACCTTGAAGGCTCGCAACACGCCGCAGGGCGAGGTGACCTCAGAACAGGTGGTCGCCCTGGCGCCCGGACAATCCAAGGCTGATCTGCGGCTGAGCGGACGGCTGTTCAGTGTTCGGTTCGCGGGAAACTCATCGCCAACGCGCTGGAGACTCGGGCGGCCGGTCTTTGATATCGCCCCTGCAGGCGGGCGGTGACGACTTGGGCGACCTGGCGCGCCTGGCTTCTTCCCGCCCTTAGAGACGCAGACGAGGCGGAGTTGATCGCCGACCTGATCTCCGGCGCGGCGCAGCTCTGGCCGGGCGAGCGGTCGGCGTTGGTGACGCAGGTGTTCGAGGCGCCTGACGGCCCATCGCTCCATGTCTGGCTCGCAGGCGGTGACCTTGGCGACATCCTGGCGCTGAAGCCCGGCATTGAGGCCTGGGGGCGCGCCAGAGGCTGCCTATCCGTCACGATTGAGGGGCGGCGCGGCTGGGAAAGACTTCTGAAGCCCGACGGCTTCGAGCGCGTCGGACGTGAACTTCGAAAGAGACTCTGATGGGCAACAAGAAGACAAAGAGCAGCACACAGGAAACCAGCCACAGCGTAACGACGCCGGTGAATCCGAGCTGGGTAGATGACGCAGCGAAGAGCCTGACCGATCGCATTCAGCAGATTGGTCAGCAGGACCCCTACAGTTTTGTTGCGCCGGTCTCGGATCTGGAGCGGATGGCGGCGAACGGTGCGTCAAAGCTGGGCGGCGGAGACCCCAAGGCGATTGGTGGGGCGGACTGGTATGCCGACCTCATGGGGCGGGCTGCGCCCAGCGTCAGCGCCGCGAGCCTCTTGGACAACCTCAACGCTTACATGAGTCCCTATCGCGACATGGTCACCAACGCTCAGATGGCGGACTTTGACGCCGACGCGGGGCGCACGCGAGCCAGCCAGACCTTGCAGATGGCTCAGCAGGGGGCGTTTGGGGGATCCGGCGCCGCGCTCACGCGGTCGCTGACCGAAGGCGAACTGGCCCGGGCGCGAAACGCGCAGCTGTCCAAGTCTCTAGCGGACATGTTCAACACTGGCGTCGCCCTATCGAACCAGGACTCCGATCGTCGCCAGCAGGCGGCAGTCTCCAACGCCCAGCTGGCGCAGCAGCACAATCAGTGGCTGGGCCAGCTCGCGGCGGATCGGCAGGCCAATGAACGGGCCAATCTGGCAACCCAGGCGGCGCTAGGCCAACAGATGCGCGCCGCGGACCAGACCTATCGCGAGGCGCCGCTGACGGCATTGGCCAAACAGGTGGACATGTTCTCGGGCCTTCCGCTTTCGCTGTTTCATGGCCAGATTACGGATACAACGGGGCGAACAAGTTCGACCCAAAGGACTTCGGGCTTGGACTCATCTGACGTCGCCCAGGCGGCGCAGATCGCCGCCATGATCATCTAGACGCTCTAGTTCAGGGGAGCGGGCCCAAGCGTCGTGACAAGGCCGCAAGGTAGGTCGCAACGTCGTCCGGCCAACTGCAGACAATGGCTTCTAAGCCTGTGGTATTGAGCGCGTACAAAGCCCTCAGAGCCTCTTCGTAGCCGGGGAGGTCTCCCGCCAGCGTTGTCATGGCGCGATGGATGGCGGCCTGAGCGGCGCGCGGGTCGGCCTCTGAGGTCTTGCGGGCGGCTTCGACAAGTCGGCGTAGGGCCGCGGAGGCCCCTCCAGGTTGCTGCGCCAGCCAGTCCCAATGGCGCGGCAAGAGTGTCACTTCACGCGCTGTAACGCCCAGTTTCGGGCGACCCCGAGCAGGCTTCTGGGGGGGGCTAGCGTGGCCCGCCTCGAAATCTCGGGTTTCTCCGGACAGATCTGAGAGCACCACGATGTGGCTTAGTCCCGCGCGGGCCGCTTGTTGTGCGGCGCTGGAGACCTCAGGCCAAGAGCCGTGGGCCAGCCGCTTTGGGCCGCTGAAGGCGGTAAAGGTCTCTGGCGGATCGAGGTCGTCCATGGCGTCTCCTTCGGCGAGATTTTAGCCCGGGCAAAATTTGACGCAAGCGGATCAAATGGATTGATGCTGATGAACCTAGACGCCGGACAGCTGATCGCCACCGTGGTGACGGGCGCCGCCGGTGGTGGCGGGCTCTCTACCTTGCTGACCTGGCTTGCCCGGCGGCAGCGCTCGCAAGCCTATACGATGGGGGCGGTAGATCATGCGGTGCAGACAGCAATGTCCGCGGTCACAGCGGCGCTGGAACGAACTGAGGCCCGACTTGGACTGGTCGAGGCGCAGCATGGGGACTGTCAGACCAAGCTCACCCTGGTCCACCAAAGACTGGACGCCAGTGAGCGGGAACGCGCCGCGATCAAGGCTGAGCTGGACCGTGTGCTGAGCACCCGGCTGCAGACGGTGACCTAGCGGCGGCTGCGCTGGATTGAATTTCAGGAGATTGGCGGAGACCCAAGCATCTCAGGACGCTTGGGTCTCCATGGTGCCGCCGGGCAGGATTGAACTGCCGACCTCAGCCTTACCAAGGTTTTTGTGGGCGCGCTAATTGTATATATAAAACAATATCATAAAGCGAATTTTCTTTCATGCTCCCCGGATTCTCCCCCAGAACAAAGCGGGAAAATTTGGAGCCATAAGCACTCATTTGCCTTCGTGAGGGCTAGGTGTCCGTGGACCTGGTTCAGGCTGTGTGGTTAGCTTCTTGAGACCTGTCGGGACGAAAGGGTGCATGCCTTCTTCAGGCCACTGCATTTGACGGCTTCTACCAAGGGAGGCCAGCGGCGACGGTTTTCTTGTTGTCGCAGCCAGTGCTGAGCGATGAGCTTCCGTGCGAGCCTACAAATTTATTGAGCCGCAGTATCTTGCCGGAGCGCTATCTGGGCGTCTGCTCCTGCGTCCGCTCCACGCTTACGCGTCACTGGAGAATGGCCTGGCTGACGATCTTGATGGTGCTGTCCGACTAGAATGGCCCGGTCGCCGGGTCGTGACGTCCGGCTCTAGAGAGGCAATGATCGCCCAACGTATTGGCTTCAGTCTCGGGCCAGGAGTCCATGCGACTTTCGATGGTGTCTCCGGAACGCGGCTAGTCCAGCCTGGGCTTGCCTTTTGCACCTGTGCGACGCCAGCCAATGTTGAACTTCGGAAACAGGGCAGAACCGCGATCATCGAGATTCTGGATGTTGACGAGTTGGGCCGGCGTCTCGCAGCTGCCCACCCCGACCGTCTTGGTGCCCCGACTGCGCGTTCGGTTCGCTATGAGAACCGGGTCTTCCGTGCGGATCAGCCAATTCTGCCTGAGCCGAATGCATTCATCAAAGACAAGGCGTTTCAGAGCGAAAAGGAGATCCGGATCGTATGGCCGACCATCAGCGGTGAGATTCCAGAACAATTCACCACTGCCGCGCCTGGAATTGCCCCTCTGTTGCGGCACTATGCCTGATCGCTAGCCCGCCCCCCGGGGCGATGTATCTGGTTAGCCGCCTCCTTGAGCGCGCCAGCGATGCAGCGACATCATCCTTGTTTCCCTCAATTTTTGGGGGCTTGCTCAAGGGTAATCTGGATGGCGCGCTCGGGCTCCACCGGCTGCCGCGTGATCTACCAAGGCGCGAAGCGCATCGGTGCGCCACACCATGCCCAGGTCGGATTCGGCGCTGATTCGGCCGCTGTATATGCCGAGCAACTGGGTGGATTCCTTTCTGACGCGGATCCAACGGTTGCCACGCAGGGCCGGCGGGGAGGTGCCATCCTCTGCAACTGAGAGGGTATTCGGCATAACTGGAGACCCGGACTGGCCCTTCCGCGCCCGACAGTCGATGAGGAAGACGGGCAGCCCCTCGAAATCGAGCGCTGGATTGGATGCCACGAAGCCGGTGCTGAAAATTGGCCAGGTATTCTCTATGGCCTTCCCGAAGGGATATCCGATCACCGAAACGATATCTGTTGGGTGTAGGCTTCCGTATAGCTCTGGCTGGTCCAAGGATAGGGGCACCAGGCGAATTATCGGATCGTGTTCAATCGGTATTGCAACAAGATCCGCGCGTCGCCTCAAGGCTGGATGCTCAAACCAAGTCGGCTCGTTGTCGTAATAGAGCTCAATTCGTTTGAATATCCAAGGCGAGTTGGGTTCGACATCAACATGGAAAAGAACCTCTAGTGCCTCCGGCACTGCCCCATGCTCATTGAGGACCTCGTTGGTCACATTGTCCCTGCCCGTGACGACGTGCCGGTTTGTGACCACATAGACCTGCTCCTCAGACTGGATCGTGAAACAGGTTGCGGTTCCAAGGGTGAGGTCTCGGAATTTCGCACGGACGAAGAGCGCCGCCATCTCCGCGGGGCTAACCGTAGCAATCGGCGTGGTGATATTGCCCCGCAT